CGAGCAGTCATGTATATAATGTAGTGTCCCTCATCATATAACTTATTAATCTTTTCTATCCTATCCTTGTTAGGAGTTGCACCTTCATACTGACATGACTTGCATGTACCAGGTGTACAGATAGTACCATCTATATCAAAGCAATATCTAAACACTTTTGTGGTGGTAGGGTAAGGATTCAACGAAGATTGAGTTGTCTGCATAACCTTTCTTATGTTTGTTTTTATTATCTTCTCTGTGAACCATTCTAGCATGTTCTGGAATATAAAGGTAGTCTACTGTAGAATTATCTATAATATACAACACATCTTTCATAGTCTCTGCCATAGTATCCCCAGAAAGATTCAATGAGGTATTGAATAGCATAGGAACACCAGTTCTATCATAGAATTCTTTAATGATATTATAATAGTTCTCATTCTGTTCTTTAGTAACAGTTTGTATCCTACATGTACCATCAACATGAACAACACCAGATATAATATCTCTCTTATCTTCCAAGACATCAACTGCATACATCATGTAAGGTGTCTCTTCCATACCACGAAGATCAAACCAATCATGCACATGCTCCGCTAAAACAGTAGCAGCAAATGGTCTAAAAGATTCTCTAAGTTTAATCTTATTAACTTGTACTCTAGCATCAGGTATAGTTGGATCAAACAAAAGAGATCTATTACCTAAAGCTCTTGGTCCTTGCTCCGATCTTCCTTGAAATAATGCTACTGCTTTTCCTTTCTGGATTACATCTACAACATCAGAAACTTCTGCAGAATATGAATCAGATGGTGAATTGTATTCTCTAGGTGGTCCCAAATACAAACTCTTCAATGGATTTATATCATGGGATTTAAATATCATGTAATGATTATACATTGCCATACCAACAGCAGTTCCTGCATCGGTAGAGATGGGTTCAACATATAATTTATATCCTTCTGGCAAATGTTTAAGATACTCATAGTTAGCCACACAATTTAAAGCACACCCACCAGACAGAACAATATTCTTAGAGTCACCCAACTCTATTGCTTTATTAATAAGATTAATCATATAAGATTCAAAGTCCTTCTGCAATCTGTAAGCAAGATTACAAAGATACTGAAACTTTTTCCTAGGATCTTTTATACTTCTAAAGACAGGTACTTTCTTGACATAATCATATGGTATAAACTGTGCTCCACAACTACTTCGTTCCCACATACTCTCATCAATCTCACCATTAATTACAAATGGTTTGATGTTAGGATCTTCTTCACCCCAAGGAGCAAGACCCATCAAAGTTCCACACCCAAGGTGTCCCCATCCAAAGTAATGAGCAATACCAGAATAAACCATACCAATACCAGTGGTAGGTTCTGGACAAGTCGGTGGTTGAATTAGTTCCTTAGGAAACTTATCAGATAGAGTAGACCAAGGAACTACTTTCTTATGAACAGTCTCAAAGTTGCAAGGATATGATGCTTTGTATATTGTTTCAACTTCATGAGAACAATCATCAACATGAGCACCTGCACCATCAACAATGACACATGTTGCATCTTTAAATCCAGAGTTATAAAATCCAATCGCAGCATGATATAAATGATGCTGATCACTACAGTCTTTAAACAAAGCTCTCTCAGATTTAGATGCTTTATGAACTAACTGAATACCTATATCAATAGATTTACTAATTGGAGTAAAAGTAGTCTCAGAATTCTTAACTTTAATATCTTCATCAGAATGAATCAAACCTGCACCACATACAAGTGCTATATTAGGCTCAATAAATTTAGAAATTTCACATAAAGATAAGAAAGGTTGATTGTCATGTTTCTTATGACTCAACCTCTCTTCTTCTAATACTAAATCAAGTAAACCATCTTTGACATAAGCAACAGCTGAATTATGTGTAACATTAAATGCTAAGATACTATTTGTTGAGTATTTCATCAACATCCTCCATCGTCAAAGTATATGTACCAGGATTTTGTACTGCTATAGATGCACATCTATTAGCAAAATTAATAGACTCTTTCATGTCAGGCAATTGCATGTAATAGAATACTAATGCTGCTAGGAATGTATCACCTGCACCAGTAACATCAAACACCCTAGTAATAGGTACAGGGAATGCCAGATGATCCCACATAGCACCTTGAGGACCATTAGTTACAATCATATTCCTACCATTAGGTATATGATCAGGATCTAACAACTCAAATTCTTTTTTATTAATTTTATAAACAACATTATTATATTGTGTAGGTAGTTTCTTCTTCTTAGTATCAACAAATATTTTAGTGTTTGGATTTTTAGGTGCTAGTATATCAATCAAATTACTATCAACAAATCCTTTATCATAATCAGATATAACTACAGCATCATATTCTAGATGCATTGCTGCCATCCTAAGTTCTGATTCACGCAAAGGTTTTACATCAGGTTCATTATCAAGACGCATGATCTGTTGATTACTTTTCTCATCAACATATCTTGTCTTAGTAATAGGTTCTTTATTAGTAAGAAAATTTACATTGATACCAAGAGACTTTAAATTTTCATTGACATTAGCTGCCATACCAAGAGCACTCTTAGTCTCACGATATTTCATGACAGGTACTGGTGCTTCAGGACTTAAGCGTTTACATTCACCATAAGCCCACACATCAGTGCAGCTATCCCCTATCAATAATACATTGTACTGTCTTGCTAGTTGCATACTTTTCAATCCTATCGAAGAACTTTAACTCGGCAGCCCAGTAGGAACCGATGACTGATTTGTCTTTCCAATCAGAACCAACGACCATTATAGCAGGTTTGACATCTTTTACCAATGCCTCAAGAGATTCATCACTACTAAAGTAAGTTACCTCATCAACTGCTGACAAAGCAATAAGCATTAGTCCTCTGTCTTCCTGATTATATATTGGACGGGTTGATCCTTTCTTTTCCCTTACTCTGTCATCAGTATCAATACCAACTACAAGATAATCTCCTAGAGACTTAGCATAATTTAGTAATGATATGTGACCTGGATGTAATAGGTCAAAGGTTCCATTAACAAATACTTTGACCCACTTTTTTTCTTGCACAAATACTTTACTCATTCTTTAATGTAACTAGCTTACCAAATTCAGGAAGATACAAGTACTCAATATCAGACTTAGCAAGAGTGCGTAGTGCATCATCGAGAGTCTCGACCAAAGGTTCTCCACCCAAATTAAAGGAAGTGTTAAAGATGATAGGACAACCAGTCTGTTTAAAGAATTGATTGATGAGTTTGTAGTAGTTCTCATTTTGTTCCTCAGTTACTGTTTGTATTCTACATGTGTTGTCAACATGTATGATAGAAGGTATCTTTTCTTCAATACCTTCTTTACATTTGACAGCATACATCATGTAGGGAGTGTCTTCCATGTCAACTAGATCAAACCAGTCATGAACATGCTCTGCTAAAATAGAACCTGCAAATGGTCTGAAGTATTCACGATGCTTAACCTTATTAACAATATCTTTTCCATCTGGATCACGAGGATCATACAGAATAGATCTGTTACCAAGAGCACGAGGACCACTCTCAGATCTACCTTGGAATAATGAAACAATATTCTTATCCAAGATAAGATCTACAACATCCTTATCATTAGCATCAGTTATCTGTGCATTATATTTTGTAGCAACTGATTCAACATCACTCAATTGATAATTATAGTCTAGTCCTAGATACAATCCACTGTAATCTTTAACTTCTTCATCACCACTCTCCTTTCGATACCAATAAAGAGCAGCACCTAATGCAGTACCAGCATCACTAGAAATAGGTTCAACATATAAATTAATACCTTCATCCTCTAACTGTTGCTTGTAATAGTAATTAGCAACACAATTAAGTCCATAGCCACCAGAAATTACAACATTATTATTATTTGTGGTAGCAACAGCAAGTCTAATCATCTCAACCATCTTTTCCTGTGTTGCTGTTTGTACTGCATAAGCAAAGTCTCTACGATTTTGCAATCTAGAGAGGTCATTCTGTTCCATGTCTGGAGGTGCTTGCCATTCTGAATGAAGACCTTCATTAACAACACCAGAATTAGGATAGTATGGTATGAATATATTAGGATTCACATGTCTATAATCACCATCACCTTCTGTAGAAAATATTGGTCCTATAGATTCATTAGGTTTACCATATGGAAATAATCCCATAGTTTTTCCTGCTTCTATTCCCCTAAAACCACAGTACATAGTGACTGCTTCATATGCTTTTACGAGACCACATGTTTGATCAATAACAAGTAAGGATGACCCTGAATCATCAGGATCAATCAAAGAGTTATCAAACTCACCATCTACTTGCCTTACACTAGGACCATTGCCACCAACATGTTTAAATATACAACTAATATCAGATGGATAATCACATCCATATATACTTTCTGTCTCCCAGAATCCTTGCATCTTATTAAAAGATCCAAAATTCAAAGCAGATCCTGCACCATCTACAATAACAGCAACTGCAGTATCAAATCCAGAACGATAGAATGCAGCAGCAGCATGAAGTTTATGGTGTATAAGACTTAGATCTTTTACCTGAGGGTGTACACCTCCATGAAGTATATTTTGATAAGCAACCTCCCTGTCAATCAATCCAAGTTTTCTAGCCCAACCTGTGTAAACATCTTCAACACTATACTCTAGCTCACCAGCAGTCTCTTTGAGATCTTGCGTATGAGCAACCAAAAGATATTCAAGTTGATCTTCTCCTATAACCTCCTTCATCTTCATCATAGAAGCGAGAGGAGCACCATCATACTTACATCGTGTAAGTCTTTCTTCCTCTATAGCAAATACAATTTCACCATCTTTAAGAAGACAAGCTCCTCCGTTATGTCCACGGGTAATAGCACCTATCCATTTTGTCATTTACCAAATCCTCTAAGTTGTGGAGCATTGTCACAGCATTTTTCAGTCTGTTTTTCCTCTTCTAGTTTTAAATTACCAGAGTAATCTTTAGCCTTACCAAGTCTCTTTCTACAACTAGTAATTACTGACTGAACATCTTCCTTTTTCATCTTCATACATTCGTCATTCATCATATCCTGATAGTCTTCTGCTGTCAATCTAAGAGGTTGAAATACTCTCTTACCCTTACCAATGTCAATGATATCAAAGTTACTATCCTCTGGGTATGAAATATTTACTGGGAATGTAGCACCTATAACAGTAGTCACTGTAGTACCAACAGACTTAGCAATATGTTGTCCAACACTATCACATCCTAAGAAATGATCTGCACACTCAATGATACCTGCCCATACTCTAATGTCTGCCTGTGGCCAAGCACATGGTATCATATTTGAGTCAGGTGGATCAACAACAAACTGAAACTCGGACATGATAATGACACCATAATCCTTTCTTAAATTATTAATCACCTCTACTATATCTCTTTGGTGAAAACTCCTTGAACTCTGATCAATAATATATTCTCCTTGTACTTCTGCACCTCTACCAAAAGGTTGGACAACTATTACCTTATCCTTTTTAGTCTTTGCTTTGATTTGTTCTACAAGATTAAGAGCATTGATTGCTTCAGTCTTAGATAGTTTAATCTTAGGTGTAGGAAGATCTCTAGGTTCATCCAACCCGTTGATTTCCATATCATATGCTTGAGCTATATTACATTTCTGATTATAATAATGCCACCTTCTATAAGGTTCAGGTGTCATACAATCTCTGTCTTTTATCTTATCTTCAAAGAGATTCTTATGCCAATGATCATAGGCATACTTATCTAAAACAGGATGACCTTTGAAGAAATTCATTCCTCCTTCTGCTACGATAACAAAATCGTCATGGGTTTCAGCATATAATTCTAATGCAGGAATAGAAGCGATGACTCTACCTGCACCCCCATTAACAAAAAATACTTTAGATCTCATAATAGTTATTCAGTAATTTATATAGTCACATAAAAAGAACTTGTGCTACACGATCATGATCGGTATACATCCTTTTATTCATCCACTGCATGTGCAATGTTTCAGATTCATAGACAACGCATCTATTATACACCATTTCTAAACCTAAAACAACCTCCCAGTTACCTGAATCAATAGGTTCATCTATCATATCAGGTTGTGGTGTAGTCTGTAATCCATTCCAAGAATATAATCTAGTCCCACCTTGACATTCTTCTGGAGTATTTAAATATATTACTACACCAAAATGATTATCAAAAGAATCTTGATGAGGAATTATACTATGATCGTGAGAAGATTGGTTTGATATATTAACCATGAAACCTTGTCGGTCCCAATTATCATTCCAATGATTATAATTTATTGGTCTACGCCACAAAGGTTCTTTAGATAAACCAGTAAAAAATGGTTTTAAATTTTTAATTCTGTCATCATTTTCAAACACTCTCCATCCTGGAAATGCAGCTAGAAGATCAGGATTATCTTCAGGACTATATCTTTTAGATGATAATGCATACTCTCGTACCTCATCAGGATTCTTATAGAAATTATCAATGATTAATGCATTTCTATTTTCCTTACCTATCTTAGATACTAAAGTAATTTCGGGATCATTTATCTCGAACATATATATTTCCCGAAACAGATACTCTCTCAACATCAGGAGTCTTGAAAGGTATAACCATATGCTCTAACCAAGAAGGGAATATAAAAATATCTCCTGCCTTTGGTATGTAAAACCTCATAGGTGAAAGCATATCTTTTTCTTCACCATACCTAAAGACAATTGATCCTGGTTTAGGTCCACGATTATTCCATTGATAATATTCTTGCGGTATTTCCTCAGGAACATCTAGGTATAGTACAAAACTCAGCAGTCCAGTATGATTGTGTAATGGATTAAAATCATTAGCCTTTTGATAATTTACCCACAATTCTCTGATATCCCAATCAAATGGATCAAATTTACCACCAGAATACTCAGTAAATGATTTTAAATATGTCATAACCCAAGGATTTAGTACTTCTTGTACCCATTGTCTATCCTCATCCTTAAAAGTCCACTCATCTTTCATGATGGCAGCCAACTTATGTGATGCGTTCTGTTTCTCAACACCTCTTACTGTTGCTGCTCTCTTAGATATCTCTTCTATAATAGAAGGAATTAATTCACTTTGCCATAAATATGGTCCCCAAGTAGCTACTTGATGCTGTATCTGCGTGGGTACAAATTGTTTTTCCATGTTGTAAATCCTATAGGTCAAAAAAATTCTGGGAAAAATTTTCCCAGAATCTTGTAACTAAAAAGTCAATTTTGTTTTAGTTCTAATCTATTAACAGATCCCCATTGATGTCACCACCAACAGCAGGGATAACTCCAAATGTTTTACCTGCTGCTACCTGATCTGGATCCATTGGCCATACGATCAAGTGTGTAGCAGTACCAATACCTGCCCAATCAGTAGGAAGGTCTCTCAATCTCTGACGATATAATTCCCAAGGTTTTCTCGCTTCGGATGGGGTATCTGTTGCAGCAACTCTACCATCACACGAATCGAGCATTGAATTTCTTGTTGACCTTACCCAGTCCCATCCAAAGTTTACACCTTCTGTACTAATACCAGTAGGATCACCATCATGGTTGAATGCACCACCTGACCAAGTACTTGTCTCAGTATCATAATAGAATGATCTCTGATCAAATGTCTCTTGGAAGTCATGTGGATCAGCAATAGATGGATTATCTACATCAGCAGGTCCAACATCAACTGTGATACGAGCACCTTTATATTTCTGCCCCCATAATGCTAGAGCATGGAGTGGATACTTGGTTGCATCCAACACAACTCTAACATTATCAGCAGCAGTAGGCATCTCTGCATCTTTGCTAGCTGGATCCAATATTCTGTCACATTGTGCTGGAACTGCACCTACCACCCATTCAGTTACTAACTGTTCTGGTCCTTCGTAAGTTGCTATACCAACGGTTGTTGATGATTGATCTTGTCCTAGCCATTCCGTTGAGCAAGGAAAGATAACTGTCTTAGTAATTTGTGCCATGTTTTGTTCAGGTTTGCTCCCTCATTTGTTATTTATATTATGACCAATAGGTTACAACAACCAATCCACCTTGTCCATATCCACCCCAACAGCAAGAACCATCAGTGTATGGTGAGTGTCCACCGCCACCTGGGAACAATGAATGTCCTCGGCAACAACCTTGTGTCACACCATGAGAACAGTTGTCCACATTAGCAGTGTCAGCACCTCTACCCCAAGGACCAGCAGCACCAGCTGCCCATGACCAGTCAGAACCCATACAATACTGGTTCTGTCTTCTACCTGGTGAAGTACCTCTTATTCCAAAGTCTGCACCGTACCAGCAAGCAGTAGTAGCCCAACATCTGCAACAAATCCATGTAGAACTACAAGAGTAGCAACCACCAGAGCACTGGTGAAATCCCCATGATCCACCAACAGCACAGAAGTTACTTAAAGTACCACCATTAACATATGATGTACACCCTCTTCTACCACAGCAACCACAACCTGTGTTAAATCCACAACAAGAGCACTGACTAGAACCACCAGCACATATAGTATATGCTGTACTTCCAGAAGTAAACTCTCCTTTATGGGCAAACTGTGTCTTAACAGCGTAAGCACCACCTCCACCACCAGGACCATTATGACAACAAGCAGATATACTACCTGATCCACCACCAGCAGTCAGTTCAAACCTAACAGTGAGTGCCTTACCTGGAACAGTCCAGTATAAACAACAACCTCCGTTAGCATGAGTCCAATAATCGCTATTGCAGACAAAGAACTGACAAGTAACAGCAGTTGAGAAACCACTAACCTGTGCTGGTCCTAACGAGTTGGCCGTTATAGCCTGACCCCCATTAATTTGTTTATAACTTTGATAATCAGCCATTGCCTATGCCTTGTGGTGTAATAGTATTTAGAAAAATATAACAAAAGGGAGTGAGACACTCCCTAGTTCAAATTAGATGGTAATGATTCTCCATCCTTGTGATCCATCGAAGAAGACCAGTTCAAATGCTGCACCTTCGGTTGTGATCGTTAGGTCAGAGTTGTCTCCCATAATTGGGTTACCGTTTCTACCAATCGTTAATGAGTTTGAATCAAATGTCTTATGTGAGTCAAAGATTCTAACGCTATCACCCTTAACAGGAGATCCAGGTAGAGTAACAGTGAATGAACCGCCTGATGTGTTAGCGAAACACTGTTGCTTGTTAGCTAGAGTAACACCAGATGATGAAGTTACATTAGCGTAAGCACCTAGAGGCAACCAGTCTGAACCGTTGTAGAATTCCATTCCGTTTGCATCAGTATCGTAGCGAAGACCACCTTCTAGTAGTTGTCCACCTGTAGGTCTAGTTGCCTGAGAACCTCTTGGTGGAACCAAGATACCAGAAGTGTTATCCATCCTACCTCTTGTGAGGAATCCACGAACTGCTTTCTCTGTAGGACATGCACCGTTGGAATCTCCACCCAATGTTTCATCGGATGAGAACTCACTAATAGATTCACCAATTTGTCCACCAATAGCACCCAGTTTCAATTCTGTCAAACCAGAAAGGTTGAATGCGGAAGCGTCCAAGGTAGCAGCACCAGTCAACTGGTTAACTGAGAAGTATTCTCCAACTCTGAAGTTACCTCCTTGGTCTGTAGACACGAAGTAAATTCTACCAGGTGCGACTATGTTAGTCTCTTGACCTTGAGCAGCAGAGTTTTCATCTACATTTGGATAGTTTGTAGTAGTTGTATTACCTGTACCAATCAATAGGAAGTCATGACCTGTCAAACGAATCTTGGAGAACTTACTTCTCATTGAAACTCGCTGATCATCAAGACCTATAGTAGGTGAGTTTGCTTTTCCAGGAGCGATGTTAATAGTTGCTCTACCATCACCAAGAGTGATAGCATCAACTGATGTCTTACCAACTCCACCACCACCGATGTAAGTATGAACACCTGTGTAAGTAGAAGGAACATTTTCAGTAGGACTGTTTAAGCTATTAAGAGTCTGAACTGAGAAGAATGTACCACCAACTCCAGAAATCTGAAGTGGAATGTCAGCAGCAGGGTCAGTTACTCTTGGATAAGCAGTAGATCCACCACCACCTACTTCACACTGGAAGTGAAGTGATCCTGTTTTAATTCTTATGAAGTCACCAAACTCTAGGTTATGATTAACAGTCGTAAAGACTGTCATAATACCAGACTGAGGTGTATATTGTGCATCATGTACATCCACTGTAGTTGGTTCTACATAATTTGTAGAAGTTCTAACAATGTAAGAGTTAGTGTCAGAGAATCCCATACCAGTAGTAGAGAATCCAAGTGCGTCACCAACTGTTAGTGAAGTTGTTAGACCAGTTAACTCCATCAAGATACCTTGCTGTCCTTGAACAGAGTCAGATGCAGAAGCAATGATAGCAAATCCTGTACCACCTGCTCCAATAGAATCAATTTCTATATTTTCGCCAGGTTTGAATACTGTAGTACCAACACCGACTGCACCGTTCTCAAGTACAGTAGGATCACTTGATGTGTTACCAAATCCAACAAAGTACTTGAAGTAAATTGAATCACTAGATGACTGATCGTTAGTTAAAATACCACGAGCACCTGATTGAGTACCACGAATGGTAGCACCAACAGCAACTGTACCTGTTGTTTGACCAGCAAGTAGAGCCATCTTATCACCATAGATCTTACCAGGTCTTGCAATCTCATGAGTTGAGAATCCAACTGAAAGAGCACCGTAAGTACCGTAAGAGTTGTTACTTGATAGTGAACGAATCTCTGAACCAGTGTCTGAAATGTAACCGTATGCACAGTAGTAAGTGAAACAGGATACAATCTCAGCAACAGCGTCATCTTCTAGGTAAATTCCGACACCACCTGACATAACATTGGTGAAGGAGTCAAACACCATTGACTTATATCCCTTACCTTCAGGGTTCTTATGGTGTACACCACCTTCTAGGTAGACACCGATAGCACCACCATGACCAGTACCATCAGTGGTATTGTGTCCAAAGCATGTGCAGTCTTTAATATATGCAGATCTCTTAATAACTGACTCGTCTGGGTTGAATCTTAGATAGACACCACATGCAGTAGTACCAAGACCAACCTTGTTCTGCATCTTAGCAGTGTTGAATGGATCGTTTACATCGAAATCAAATCCTTCCATACCACGCATCGTGATACCCTGAACCGTTACAGCGTCAGACACAAAGAACATTGTTGAACGACTGTTTGGTGTAACACCATCGTTAGATAGTCCTGCCTTAGGTCTAATAGTAGAACCTCTAAGAACATCACCAGCAATACAGAAGTTCTTACCAAGTGTCATTGGTAACTGTTCATCGAATCTACCAGCAGATAGCTTCAAGATAACAGGAGCAGCGTTAGTTACAACACCACCAGAAACATAGTTGTGCTCAAGAGTTGAGACACCAACCATTGCGCTAAAGGTATTGGTATCAATAATTTCTTCAACACCGAAGAAGAAGTCTCCACCTTTACCAGATGGGAAGATAGATGATGGACCTAAACCAGAGTCACAAGTGAACGCTAGTCCAACTAATTTAACTTCCTGTCCTTCATACAATCCATGACCAGCAGCAGTAATTGTTGCTATACCAGATGGACCATCATAAAGAGCATTGGTTATATTATATTGTGGGTTAGTTGATGTTGTTGCATAACTAATAGTTCTAAATGCAGCATCAGGAGACTCACCAGAGTTAGTATCTTGTCCTAATTCGGGGTCAACATAATATGTCTTAGTTAATTTACCAGTAAATTGCCACTCAGCTTCGTTAGTTTGACCTGCCTTCAAGAATGTACCAGCAGTACCGATACCTAATCTTGTTGGACCAGTTGCGTTCCTAGTTAATAGGTCACCCTTAGTTGTTAAGAGTGCTGCACTGTCTCCAATAGCAAATGCTTGCCAGCAGTTAACTGATGTTCCAGGTTCTACATTTGTGTTAGTAGATGCAACTGAAATATATGCTGAAGATTGATACTCAGCAATGTCACCAATTTCATAAACAGTTGTAGTGGTGTAAGCACCAGTCCAACTAAATCCTCTATTTAATAATGCCCAACCATTAATACCATTATCAATTGTGGTACTACCTATACCAGTTGGTCTATTATTAGGTTCAATCTTTAATATGTCAGCTTGATATGTGTTACCACCAAATCTTACAATCTGACCTTTAGAATATGCAAGACCTGTATTCCAAGCATCTTGACCACCTGTACCTATACCAAGGTTAAGGAATGCCCAGTCACCTTCACTCTCGTTAGGCTGTTTAGATCTAGGGTTAGTACTTATAGCAGTATAAGTAGACCCTTTCCATTCAACAATATCTCCTCTTTGATATCTTTCTGAAGCAATGTATGCTCCTCTATTCTCATAACCTGCAGAAATCTGTGCAAAATTTTGCTCTGGTGGGAAGAATGCATCATCACCAGCAGCAAGACCATCCGTAGATGGCATTTGATCTATAGGACTCTGGAAGGAAGAAGTACAACGATATTCTCTTGGACCAAAGAGTGTAACATCGTTAACACCATAGTAGGTGTTCGTAGCATATGCACCAACAAAGTTAAGACCTTCTTGGAACAGTTTCCAGTTCGCAGGTAAGTCTACACTTTGGAATTGACTCGATAAACCAGATGAAGTGTGCTGGTTTGTACAGATGTACATGTTACCGCCTTCTTTGACGATATCATCTTGTACATATGCATAAGTGGCTTGCCAATCACCTAATGATTCAAAACCACCTGTATGAAGTTGCCAATAGGCAGCGTCACTAGTAAAGTTAGCCGCAAGGCTTTGTGAGGTATGATTACCTACGCAGACATACGAGTTCGCACCGAATCTCACGATGTCATCTATCACATATGCAGTGGAACTAGTCCACGCATTGCGCCAGTTGAACTTCAGTCTACCAAGTCTAAATTCTGCCATTGTTTGAGATCTCTATACAGGTCCAGAGTATGTGTGGGATCCATTGACTTGAAGGACTAAGTATCCATCAGTGTCTAGGAAATAATTTATGTTACGCCTATCGTAACGAATCTGCTGATATTTATCCATCGGATGATTGCTCTTAGATTTTTGTTCAGTGGTTTCATCCACATAATCTTGGTAATCTCCAAAGCCTTCCACCTGAGTTCCATCCAATCTGAATGGTTCAAAAGTTTCAGTCGTTGATGCTGTACTCACTTGAGTAAGATGAAGCATATGATCTGCATCTCTTCTCAAAGCATACACATAGTATCCTTTTGAGTCTTTCGGTTGAAAGTGTGAGTTACTTAACGAGAGTGCCATTAGCTAACTATGCTCCAATAAGATCCGTTCCATAAAAGCATCACAGTAATCGTAGAAACATCTAAAATTAGAGGAGGATCCTCTATATTTCCGATAGCATCACGAAATTTATTCACAGAGTCAGTAATAATACAATTATTTATGTGCCATGTGTTTGCTGCATCATGGATTTCAATACTGTCTCCGACTGATAAACCAACAGTGGGCATAGAGAATGTCAATTCACCTGCAGATGTATCAATAATATATCGTTTATTAACAACAAATGCTGCTGAATTATTCTGATAATTCCAAACTGGAACTGCACCAGTAGCAGCAGACGCAACAGTCTCTATATTATCACCACTTCTAATGTAGATTTTTTGGTCTACAATATTAATTGCCATCTCTCCATCTTGGAGATCGGACAGACCTGGAATCTGTCCGATGGTAGTACTTCGTTTTGGCTTAATTGCGGTAGGCATTATCTAGGCATAGACGCTTCCAAGTTATTTATCGCCATGCTATATTAAAAGAAATTGATATCCTAGTTCTATCAGTCTTATTTTGCTGAACCATATGTGGTAAGTGTGCAGGAAATATACACATCTGTCCTTCATGTGGTTCAAATCCATCATGAGTGCGCTTCTCAAGCATAGCTCTACCAAAGACATCATAACATTCAAATTTAATTTCACTATCATCTACAGTCTGAACCCAGAAAACTCCTGCAAGTATACATCCAGGATGACAGTGTGTTACATTATAAGAATACTGATAGTTTAAATTAAACCACATATTATCTAGAGATAACTGTTCAGGTTTAGGTAAAGCTAATTCATCATGAAGATATTCTTCTACAGTAATCATAACTTGCTCAGTTATTCTATTTAAAAAAGGAGCAAATGATTCTTCTAAGTAAAAATTATCTGGACTTTGATACCCACCTACATTACTCTTATCTTCTGTCTCATGACCATTTTTATAACCATCCAACCATTTAACAAGATCCTCTTTCCAATCAGGAAAAGTTTTATCCTCAGAAATTAAAAGTTTGGTAGGGAATAACCACTCTGGTGGATAAACTTTGATAGTCATTTATAACTGAACAAAAAATGATCTACGAAAGATTCTGACTTATCCTTACCAAACTTTGCAGTAAGATATCCTCTAACAGGATCAAGCTTAGTCATGTAAGTATCAAAGTCATGATACACGGTAGTATCTTCTCCCTCAGGTTTAGTATCATCTATCATCTCTCTATACTTTGTCAGATAATATTTGAATGTAGGTAAGTATGTATTGACCTCCTCAGGTTTACAGTATCTTACAAATATATTCTCAGAGAAATGGTTACCCATCTCAAAGAACCTATACTTACCATCATCTTTTGGTAATGTATCAACTGAGAACAGATAGTTCTCTCTTGGATGTTGGAAGTCAAATACTATTATAACTTTCTTCTCACTAAATTTCATTAGATCCATACCAAAGCAGGGAAGGTCAGCACCTGTCTTAGGATACAGTATAGTATTATAGATATCGGATCTAGGATCCATGATCAGTGCTTCTCTTGCCTTAAGGAAGTGACCACCTCTACGAATGTCTGCTTTTAAAGTAGCACCTTTTGCTTCCCAATCTGCCCACTCTTCCTTTACCTCTAGTTCGGGAAAGGTATTGTAAAGAGCATCAACATATCCTTGCCAAATAGTCATTTAATACCTTTCATAAAGAGCAAAGTAGCCACGAAGATAAGGTTTCTCATGACTATAATAGTATGTATCCTTTAATAATGAACAATCAAATCCTATATCATAATAAAGTTCTTCCAATTCATACTCACGGAAACGATAAGGACCGTTGGGTTGATCAAAGAAAGGACTGCATCTAATTTCATAGGGACTTAAAACTTTTAAAAGAATAACACTATCCTCATGGGTAATGTTATCAATCATGTCAAAGTATCTTTCTCGATTTTTATATCGAATTAGATTGTGTATCAATCCTCTGTCTATAACAAAGTCATACTTCCTATTGAGTTTAGAATTTAAAGCATCATCAATAATAAAATTACCAATAAAATACTCCAGAGTATTTTCAATATCAGTTCCTGTGACATCGAACCCCCTTTGTTCTAAATTATAGCATAAAGATCCATTACCACACCCAAGTTCTATTATAGAATAGTCTTTTGTGTTTGTAAATTTTTCAAAGAATTGTTTATAATCCTTATCAAATCCGTGGTAATCATATAAATTCATATTGGTTATTACTTATAAAGTCAAGGTAAGCATACCAATCGACTTGTTTACATTCATGGATATTAATAGCATCATACATTATATCAACAGTATTATGATGAGGAAATATAGGATGCTTACAAGTGTATTCAGGTACAACAAACATTAAAACATCTCCATCTGTATTTCAGGTACAGAAAAAGTGTCACCATTCTTTCTATGATGTTGCCAGTAGAATGTACCGTTCTCTTTCTTGTATAGATGGTCTGCTTCATGTGAATTCAGCAGTACCATCCTTACAATCTTGTCACCTTTTTCAATCATAACCAATCTGGTTTTCTGGATGGGTCACGAAGATAATTAGATGCAACCCAAGGTTTGCTGGCAATGTAAGTTTTGTAAGCAGTAAAAGTATCAATGCTTGTGTCATGTTTATACTCATCAGGCATAGCTCTAGTAAAAGATGTTGGAGTAGGAGACTTTGGAAATATTATATCAGCATACTCTAGAGTGAGTTGACAAGAATGAATCTTATTATATCTATGCGTGTACTCAGCACATAAAGCAAGACCATGTTGTATTAACCAAGTAAAATTATCTTGAGCCCAGATAGTGCATGGATGATTACGGAATGCACCTTTAGCAGTAGCATACCATGTACCACTTTGCTTCTTAGGTAAGTGTCCATATCCATGACCCCAACTGGCAGAGGCAACAATAGAAAGCATTTGACATGACTCAAGTGGCATCTTGACTACATGCCTATCAGGTAGACACTGTGCAGATGCAACAGGGTCAGGATCAGTTACAAAAATGTTCATTCTTCAGGGAAATCATAAGGACCGTTAAGTTTACGCTGCAATTCTCGCTCATCTAACACTTCCATTATAAGTTCTTTTAATTCCTGTTTCAACTCAGGTGTAATAAATTTTAACGGTTCAATGTGGGTCATAATGATTGAGAACTGAGTAACATATGATAGTAACTATTACAATGATTCCAATGATGGGCAAAATTAAGTGCATAAAAAAAGAGGGTCAGGTGACCCTCTCATTATATCAGATTTTATTGTGATTTACAATGCATTACCACGAGGTAGTACTTCCTCTGGGAACACGAAGTTCTCATGAGGTTGGTCAACAGATGACATCCAAGCTCTCATACCTTCATTAAGAAGAATGTTCTTAGTGTAAAAGGTTTCAAACTCAGGGTCTTCTGCAGCCCTTATCTCTTGAGATACAAAGTCGTATGCTCTGAGGTTAAGTGCTAGACCTACAATACCAATTGATGATGCCCACATACCTGTTACTGGTACGAAGAGCATAAAGAAGTGAATGAATCTCTTGTTAGAGAATCCAATACCAAAGATCTGTGACCAGAATCTATTAGCAGTGATGAAAGAATAAGTTTCTTCCTCTTGCTTTGGATTGAACGCACCAAAAGTTGTACTTCTTACAGAACCATCATACTGATCCTGATCTTCATACAAGGTGTTCTGAACTGTTGCACC